ACAATAAAAAGGAGTTAGGATTTAACACCTAACTCCCCCCGATTAACTTAATCTTCTATTACCTAATAAAGAAGTTTAATTCGATCTTTTCAGCAGATCTTACAGGTTCTAATTCAACATTAACGTGGAAAGTTTTAGTTTTCTTTTCATAAACAGTTGCACCAACATCAACACTATAAGTATATAAACCTCTTTTCTTTTTGACTGATTCTAAAAATTCACTTACCTCATTTGCAACCTGACCCCATGTAACTTGATCATTTTGTTCAAATATAAAGTTCTGTGCATATTGTGATAAAGCTCGTTTACAATAAAGAACCAATCGAACAATGTTTAAATCTTGAAGTGCAGATGCTTTAGCTTGTGTGGTTAACTGACTCCAAACAACATAACCGGCTGTGAATTTAACAATTGGATTGAGTTGTCTCAAATACATCTGATCTCTTTGACCCAATCTTGGATTAAATCTCAACTCTTTGATTGTGCTAATCGAAGCTCTATTAAAACCAGCAGCAGCATACCACAACTCAGAAACAGCATCATTTCTAGGTAACAAATAGGACATATGATAAATTGGTGAAAACCATACATCTTTTCCAGTGAATATATCATAAACCTTATTATACGACTCATACAGAGTAGCAAAATAAGTATTGTAAGTTTGATTGTTAGTTCTTGCTGTGATAGATGCAGAATATGAAGCATTATCATTGTTATCACAAATAGCTACACAATCTTCTCTGGTTTGAGCAAGAGTTACAATTTGATTTTTGACACTAGTTGGATAACCAGCATCGAATACCAATGTAAAATAAACATTATCAGTATCAAGAACGTCACCATCAATTGTGCCAGCATAACCATTAGCAAGAGCACTTGTAGCTTCAGCAGTAACTAAATCTCCAGCATCATCAAGTAAAGCACCATCAGAACCTTTCTTTAAAGGTTTCGGAGTTGACGATGTAAAAGCACTTGCAACTGAAATATTAGTTTTCTTAACTTGATAAGTAATATCTGAGTCAACGTCAAAACTTGATGTCTCACCATTCCATTGTTGAACTGTAGCAACGGAAGTAGCATCTAAATCTCTATAATCATAAACAGCAATTGTATCATCATCACTACCAGAAGCAGCACCCATCCAACCCCAAATCTCATTACCTTTACCATCTTTAGCCACTATTACATAATCAGCACAACCTGATGCTTTTTCCCAATCACCAAAATCTTGTTTATTATCAGTTAAAGTTGCAGAACCAACAGTTAAATCAACAGCAACTGTTGTTCCAATATCTTTATCATAAACTTTAGCAACCAGATCATAACCATCTGTACCAACTGATGCTCTTAAAACAGATGAATAAGTTTCAATAACGTCTTCGATATATATAGAAGCACCACCATCATCTTTGGCAGTAGGATCAAATGAAATATCAAAAGATTCGATGATAACATCTGTTCCATCTGTTTGTCTTTCATATACATCTAAAACATAAACACCGTTTACTAATGGATTTGCATGTTCTGTGATTCGAATACCCAAACCATTGTAATATTGTCCACGACCGATAGGATAAATTAAACACAATCTTCGAGTCGTTCCAGAAGTTACTAAAGCAGTTGTGATATCAGCACTATCATTAACAGCATCAACATAATCGATTGTAATTGAAGCACTTGAATCACACGATCCAATTGAGACATTGATTCTTAAGTTGGAAAATGCAGCATCATCAGGTAAACATCTCAAAAAGTAAAATGAGCCAGATTCACCTAAATAATTATATGCTTCATATAATCCTTGACCATAAGTTGCCCCGTAAGTATTTATGTTGGGTTCTCCCCATTCACTAATAAGCTCACTTCTCGAACCAACGAATCGTAATTCATTGTCTCTACCTTTCTCTGTTAAACCACAAATAAATCCAATGGTTCCTGGTACAGATTGTACGTAGCTAGAAAGATCAATTTTGTTCTCCTAATATTTGTTATTAAATTATCTCTAATAAATTCCACCTCTAATTTTTAATATCCTTATATTTATTCTAATTTTATATGTGACCAACGTTTTTCATTTTTTATTAATGAAATTATACTTTTACTAACTCCAAATTTTTCACCAATTTTTCTTTGTGATAGTTTTCCATCTCTTAATAATATTTTAATTTCAATAATTTGATTTATTTTTTCATCATCATATTTATTTATATGAGATCTTCTTATTTTATCTCTGATTTCTGTTGATCTTGATTTCCCATATAGTGGATGGTTTTTACCTTTATGATGAATACTATTATGATCAAATTTATCCATTTTAATTAAATTATTAAAATTATTATTTTCAATATTCTCATCTTTATGATGAACACATTCATTCTTTAATATTATACAATTATTAAAATTTTCAAAAACTAAATGATGAATATATTTATGCTCTGGTTCTTTATTTTTATATAAATCAACACGTGAATATCCATCTTTATTTCTATATGGTTTTAATATTAATCCAGATTTTATTCTCTTAACTCTTCCTAAATTACTAATCATATAATCAGGAAAGTCAACAATAACTCTCCATTCCTCTTTCATAATTTTACTCAACAATAGACATACCAGATAAATGTTAAAATCCTTGAACTCGTTTTAACAATTGATGGAAAAGTTATTCGGGCATACAATGTAAATGGCCCGGTCTCACCACCAGCCGAGCTTGGAGCAGCAAACAACCCTGCCTCACTTAAATTATAACCATTTCCATTATCAGCACCAACTATTATTGTAGTTTTACAAATAAGATATTGATTTGAATTATTTATATCCTGTTCAAATTCAACACTTGTTAATGGTTGTTTATAATATCCTGGTGTTGGTGTTAACCGATAATCTGCATTTGTACTATCTGAAGCATTGATCATGATATCATTATTTAATCCAGTGAAGGGGCTGTGGGATTGAGTGGATCACCTGCTGGAGTTCCACCATCACCTAAACCAAACCAAGCTATGAAATCACCAGGACTTGATGTGACACTTACATTAGTTGTATTGAATATTCTTTCCCCAACCCACTCTCTTCCGTTATATACAACTAAATTCGGTTTTCCTAATAATTTTTTTACACCATTTGATGTTGTTTCATATATCTCGACAAATCCCTTTGGTTTCCTATCAGATATATACGATAAGGTTTTATCAAGAGGATTTTTATCTTGTAGGCAATCACTATAGTATTCAAATGCATTAATTTGAATATTTTCTTTTTCGTTCATATTTAACCTCCTGAAATTTAAAGTGAGACCATAAAATATTATTTTTTATTTTAGAAATTTTTGATCGGCCGTGTTTTTCACCTTTAATTGAAGTTTGTAAACTATTTTTATATGCATGAATTTGATTATTTGAATGGGTAATCCATTCCAAATTATTTAATCTGTTATCAGTTTTATTTCCATTATTATGATTACACTCTAAATCTGATTTGCCGACAAAATTTTCTAATACTAATCTATGAATTAGTTTATATTCTTTTTTCCCATTTTTTGATAAATATATATGTAAATAACCAAGTTTTTCTTTTTGTGGTATTAATATTTTTTCTTTATTATTTTTATAAGATTTAATTCTTCCTAAATTACTAATTTCATAATCAGGAAATTCATCTATTTTTTTCCAAATTCCTCTTTTATAATAAGTCTTTGAATTTGTCTCTTGTTATTAAATTGTTTTTATCTGAACTTCCTTTACTTGATCCATAAAAATAAGCAATGATAGTAATAAATGCTGATTGGAGGCCACCTATCGTATAGATTATCAATTCTTTGTTTAAAGCTATTAATGGAAAAGTAAATAAACAAACGATTGTTGCAAAAAATCCCACTGTTACCAAAGCACCCAAAGCATACATCGGCCAATTTATTTTTCCGGTGGCTTTAGTAAATTCGATCTCTCTTGATCTAGCACTTTGAACATCACCTAAATACATTCTATCATTTTCTTGTGATGCTTTAATTAAAAATTCTTCATGCTTTTGTTCTAATTCTTTTAAT